GTTAACGAACCCCCAACCGAAGCACTATTAGTAATAGGCATATTACCAGTAGCATCAAGAAAAACAGCTTTTTCTGCGGGTTGTGTGCAAAAGATAGTTCTTAAACCATTCGACCAAACAACCTCATCATCATCGTTACTAGATTGTAACACAGTTGTTCTAGCTAAAGTTGTGCCAGATAATGTATAAGTTCCAAGACCTATTTCAAAATCAACCCCATCCGTACAACAATAGTAAGTGGTATTAGAGTTACCGATTACAGAAAACGCTTCAAAACCATTCTCAGCACCAGCTAAAGTATAAGTACCCGTTCCCGTTGTGCTTGTGGTTTCTTTAATTCTATCTGCTAAAACTAATGCCATTCGTTAAGTCCTCGGTCTTGAAGGTAAGCCCCTTCTATAGGCATCGTGATTTTCTCTTGCTTCTCCAAGATCCTTCAATCTAGATAGTCCATCCATAAATCTTTTTTCGTAAAGAGCAATTATATCTGGTTCGCCTTTCATAAAAATATACGCTTCTAATAAGGCTCCGTAAAGAAGTACATTAGGTGCATTCTCACTTACCCAGGTTGTATTAGACCCAGAATCCACTAGGCTTGTTGGTCTATAAAAATAGTGTAGTTCAACTGTATACGCTGAATTAGGAGTAGGGGCTAGTAAAAAGTGATCCACACTAAACACAGCATAGTATCTCGGTACACCTGTTGTTGAAGCGTTTGGTGTATACTCTCTTAAAAAGTTTACATCTTTTTGTAATAAAAAGTTTTCAGAACCACTAGTTGTTATTTGTAAAGAAAACACAGCTAGGAAGTCATCTGGAACAGATAAAAATTGATCAGAAGAAGTCATAGCTGAAGTAACATTCTTTCTAAAATATTCTAAATCTATAGATTCAAATATTCTGTCTTCGGCTGCTTTAATAAAATTAGGTAGATTAGTTACAAACGTGGATTCTGTATTGTCTGTGTAATCTTGAATAGCTGTTTTTAATGTTGCAAATGTAAAGCTCATTTATGTCCCCAATGTAACTGGACCAGCCGTGGATATTCCACCACCACCTTTTATATTACCCGTTTGTGCCGTTTCACCAACAACTGTGAATGTATATCTATTATCACTAACTTTAGTTATAGTGTATCCTGTGGCTTTTTCAAGCACTGTCCTCGTGAAAGAGTCAAAGCTTGATACTGATCTAAATCTTACTGTATCATCTGATGATCTTCCATGAAGAGGTTCTAGAACTGTTATTACAGAAGTATTAATGTTACCAGAGCTAAATGCATTTAATCCAAGTAAGTTCTCTACGGTCACTTCTGTACGGCTTGTAACTCTTGGTTGATACAATGCTGTTGGATCAGGTCCAGGATGATTAGGTTTTAGCTGTGGGTGCTTTTCTTCATATTCATCAGGACCCACTTTCAAACCATTCCATTCGGTTTTCATTTCTTTTAAACGATAACGAAATCCAGAACGATCTGAAAATCCCCATGCTTTTTTCCCTGTTGCATACTTTGCCATATCAGTAACTATAATACGTCATGCTAGGTGTTAATTTTAAAGGAGTGCTATTTGCATCCTCGGCTGCTGCTCTTTGAAATTCTTCTTCGTAAACTGATTTTAATAGTTGCACTCTCTCTGGTGCTTTCTTCATTGCTAAATAATAAGCAAGACCAGCCACCATACAAGGAAGGAACCTGAATGGTGTGTCTGCATTATTTATCAATGAATCAGCGTCTTCAATACGTCTTACATAATAGTAAACTAAAGTGTAAGAAGCGTTTGGTGTTGCCCACAAAGTAATCGTAGGAATAACTTGTCTATCAAAAAAGTATTGACTAGGTTGACCAGTAGTTCCTTTGTTCGGAATAGTTAAATACTCACCTCGGCTCATTTGAGATAAGGTAAAATCAACATTACTACTATTTCTTAAAACAACTTCTAGCAAGTCTACATAAGTAGCATCTAATGTATAAGTCGCTGTACCAGAAGTTATAGCTTTAGTTTCTTGTTTGACAGTCCACATGTTAAGACCACGATTTGCCCAATCAGCAAACATTAGATTCAGAGAACGTCTAGCTGTCTTTGCGTCATAACCAGTACGCATCTCCAAGCCACAACGCTCGTAAGCTTCCTCTATTATTTCACCGACATCTAAATCGAAATCTCTTGAACCTGATGTTGTCATTTACTTCTTTCTCCTAAGAGACTTAACTCTTCTTGGCTTACCTGCTGGTTGACCTAATTTGTTCTTCTGGTTTATTCTACTACGTTTTTCAGCAGAAGTCATCTCCGCAGAAGTTTTCGGAGTTTTCTTAGAAATTCGTTTGCTTGGACGACAATAAGGAGTTCCTCTTTTTTCATCTTTTTTACGACCACAAGCTTTGCCGGTCTTTACATCTTTCCAATCTTCTTTAAACCATCTCTTTAAAGCTAATCCCGCTTTTGTTTTTCTAACTGCCATTATGAATACTTTGTGACTTTACGTCTTTCATTTAAAACTTTACCACAACCTCTCGCAATGTTTGGATTATTAGATTTTCTTTTTGTAAAATTAGCTTTACCATTTTTAGCTTTTACTTCTTGTTCTCTATCAACTTTTTTAATAGCTTCTATAAGACCACCATCTTTTTTCTTTTTTGATTTATTACCATAATTAGCGGCACCTACCTTTCGGCATTTTGCAATAGCTCCTCCAGCATAAGCACTTGGAAAAACTTTAAATTTTGCTTTTACTTTCCGATAACATGCGTCTTTTGGCATTTCTTAACTCCTCTAATCCAGTTACCCGATAACATCTACACGACCATTTTTTCTTGTTACAAGATAGACAATACTTAACGGGGCTTCCTTTTATTATTTGTTGTTCTTTTTCTTGATCCTTCTTTGAGTCCACCTAGATTATAACCTTTAGCTTTTGGTTTCTTTTTACTTCCAACGGATTTTGTTATCTGTTGTGGCATCGAGCTTCGCAACATTGTCATTCGGTGAACTCCTTCTTATAAAATCTTCCCATAAAGGTTTTATCATTTTATGGTTTTCAGAAACTTTCTCTGCCATAATAGCTGTTCGCTTGTCAACTTCAACTAAAGTTGATACAGACCAACCAATAGCTCCTGCAAATAATACTATACAAACACCTGTTGATACTTCTTTAACATTCATTAGCACTTCCACCTTTTACGAGCTTGTCTTAAACGGCTATTAGGATCTTTTGCAGCTTTAGGAAACTTCTTCATTTGTCCTGCTGACCTTGCACAATATGACTTGCGTCTTTTTGCAGCGGTGCTACCTTTTTTGACTTTACCAGTAACAGCTGTTTTTAACTTACTTCCAGGGTTGTCTTTACGATATTTAGCAACACCCTTTGCAGTCATTCCGGCACCAGATTTGGTGGATCTCTTTTGACCACCGCCTATGGTGTGACCCTTCATGGTTCCTTTTTTCTTTTTCTCAGCCATTTCTTTTCCTATGCGAAGAAAAATGTCATCATATCTATTGTACCAACAGTGTATCTAATACTAAGACCACTTTCAAATAAAATACCATTTTGAGGTATTGTTCTATCAAGTGTTGTATTATCAGTGCCTATTGTTCTTGCTTTAAACAACACTGTCCCTGATTCTGGGCTACCATCAATAAATTCAACAATCCCTGCTGTTCCACCAGATACAATTGAAAATCCTTTTAAACGAACTCTACTACCACCACCAACGGCTTGTGCCGCAGAAGCGATAGAGCCAACTTCTATGTTTGCTGCAAATTGTGCAGAACTTGTTACTGAAGTAATTGTCTTAAAGTATTTAGTACCATCTACAGCTTCAGCAGAACCAGTAGAAACAATTACTTCTGTAAGAGCATTATCAAAAACATCTGTTCCAACAATAGTATTTGTCTTAGCATTATCACCTGTTCCTGCTGTGGTTACAGTTAAAATTCTGGCTCCACCAGAAGCAAAGGAAGCGTTTGCTAATGTTGCTGTTGTATTAGGTCTTGCTACGGTAACTATAAAGTTATCATCTGCTGCAACCTCGTCACTTATAAAGGCTGGTTTTACATCTGAAATAGTTCCTGCCATTTTAATCTCCTTATAAAAGTGTGGGGGTAATTAGCCCCCACTGTCGATTAGTTGTTAGCAGTTGTAACTGCGATAGTACCACCAGATGTTCTGAGCATTATCTTCACTGCCATCTCATCTGTATTGTTGGCAGCTTCAAAATAAATGTAAGATCCAGCTTTGATAGTCGTATCTGCAGCAGATGCTGTTAAGATAATCTTAGCATGTGCGTCTGTAGTTCCTGCTTCACGTTCTAGTACGTTAGTTCCTGCACCTGTAACAAATGCTTCAAAAGAAGAAGCATCAAGTTCATTATTTGTCTGTACTTGTAATGTTAATACTGCTGAAGCAGATATAACATTGTCAGTAAAAATAATTAAACTTTTGTGAGTGTCAGAAGCTAGATCAGTAGTAGATGCAGTTAATGCTAATGTTGCACCAACATTACCTGTGTATCTTACTGCTGATTGATTTACTGCAATTTCTGTAGCTCCCGCTGCAATTGCAAAATCAGTTCCTACTACACCTGTTCCACCAAAAATAGCACTTGTTTGTGCTGCTGAAACAACAGCAGTTTGATTTGCTACTTGCTCTAAAGCCATTGATAATCTCAATGCTGTGTTAGGATTTGTAAGAACATCATCTACGTTTGCAATAGTACCTTGATCGGGTTTACCAAAGTTAAGAGACCATGTAGGATTTAATCCTAAAGGTACTGTGTTAACTCCTGCATTAAAAAAATCTGAAATACCGTTAAGTGACGAAGATAAAACAGTAGCACCTGTTACGGCTAAAGTTCCACCGATTGAAGTGTTTCCTGTTGTTGCAGAAATAGTTGTATGTTCTGTTTCAACACCTGTTGTTGCTGCTGTAGAAAGAACGGATAGACCGCCTTCGGCTCTAACGGTGCCTTTAAAAGTTGTATTAGCCATGTAAATCTCCTATCTTGGCTGGGTCAGTTACATTATGTAACTGTTAGGTTAAGTTTATTATACACAAAAAAGGGCAGTATGTAACTGCCCTTTTTTTAATTAAAGTTTTTAAAAGCTTACGCTCCTGGTGAACCAAACATGGCACGAGGATCAGAGAAACCAAAAGAATATCTTTCTCTTGCTTTATATCTCATGTTTCCTGTCTCAAAG